TTATTGACCAGCATTTCCGTCAGCGCGATGGGTTTGTTGGTCTCATGAATGCCGGTTTGACAGATGTGCCGACAAAAACCGAGTACAAGGCGCAAGTGGTCGATTTGAATTCACGGCACATTCGTGCGTTTGGTCAGGCAATCGAAAGGTTCAACACTGCAGGAGAGCGAGAAGAATTTCCAAGTTATTACCAAGCAGCGGTTGCAGCTGGAATGCAGGCAGGCAGTGCGATTGGTGAAAGTCTAACCTACAAATATGCAAACGTGCTTTCACTCAGACAGCACAGCAGTTGGAATCCGACGGACGACAGCGAAGAAATGATCCAAGCTGGTTGTTGCTTCATGGAAAATGTGGAAGGTGTTGGAAGGCGAGTTGTTAGAAATATTACTACTCACCTTACTAGTAATAACCTGGCATTCATCGAAGGATCGGTCAACGAAGCGGTGAATTATGCGGCTTACACCTTCAGGACGAACATGGAATTCCTTGTAGGTCGGCAAGGATTTTCTGGAACTGTGAACGCAGGCAAGGGTGTTGCACTCAATACGCTTGGGCTACTCAAGGACGCTAACATCATTGTTGCATCGAGGAGCCTATCGGTAGAGTTAGCGGTGGACGTGATGGAAATATCGGTTGAGCTTTCGCCAGTGCTTCCCATTACGTTTGTTAAAAATACAATCCACCTCGTCACAATTCGTCAAACTGCGTAAGAGGGGCAGGTGAGCCATGGCTGAAAAAGGAAATGTTTTTACCGGAGCACGCGCCCGTTTTTCAATTAACGGGATTAAGGTTGGCTTTGCCAGAAATGTCGCAATCACGGAAAGCATAACGTATGAGCCAATCACAACTTTGGACAACGTCGAAGTAGAGGAATTTGTACCTACTGGATATGAAGTACGATTCACTGCAGGCAAGTTCAAAATTGTTGGCGAGACCTTAAAAACCAGAGGTTGGTTCCCATCTTTGGGAGGCAACACAGAAGAACATTTGGAAAATATTTTGGTCACAGGTGATTTAACCGCTACAATCGAAGATACAAAATCTGGAAACATTATTGCCACGGTTGAACAAGTAAAAGTAGCTAGCCATAACTACACAATTGATGCCCGAGGAGTGGTTGGTGAGGATATCGAATTTGTGGCAACGAGGGTCAGGGACGAGAGCGAAGTCTAATTGACAGGTGGCAACCCTGCACACTAGCAGGGATTGAGACCCTACGGCGTATTTCCCCCCCGCTGTGGGGTCTCCCTTTTTCTCAGGTCTTGTCGGATTATCTTTTTCTTGGCATGTTCAAAATAACTATTTCTGGAAATACAGGGAGCGGGCTATGCGTGAAGAAATCAAAAAACGACTTGAACCAACACATTTAAATGAAGCAATCGATGCAATTAGGGGCAAACAAGAAATCACTGAGAGCCAAGAGAAAGAGGACAAGCCAGACAACAGTGATGATCCACGTCTGCAGAGAAAATACACTTTCAAATTTAAATGGGCAGATGGGCGCGGCAAAGTTTGGCTTGGCGAATTCACAAATGAAATTCTTTCGATTCGACAACGGCAAATGGCGGGGGTCCTGCGTGCGCGTATGGCTGCAGGCGTGCCGTTTGAATCAATGGACGATCTGAGTCAGGAAATCAATTTGATGATTGCCCATATGACTTATTCCTTGGTGGAAAAACCGGCTTGGGCTGAAGACCTTCAGGCAATCGATGATGTTTTGTTGCTGCAAAAGCTTTACGAGGAGGTGCTTGGCCACGAGGCCATTTTTCTCGGATATCGAAAACCTGAAGCGGCAAGCTGAAAAAAATCTGGATTCGGGGGTGGCACATTTAAAACATTGGTGGGCGAAAAAATACCGTTTACCACCAAACCATGACTTATTTGAGAATCAAAGTATTGCAGAGTTGAACCTTGAATTCTACGAAGACTTGTTTGTTCGACGCAAGGAAATAATGGAAGAAATGGAAGATCAAGATGTGAAGGGCGATAGTTTGGATCGGTTGTTCAAACAGTTGAATGCAATCAATCGGATTTTGGGATTCGAGGAACAATCAGGGGATCCTTTGATTGATGAATGGGAACGGGATCTTGCAGAAGGCAGAATTCCAGATTTAGAAAAGAGGTAAATCGATGCCCACAGAAGTCAGGTCAAGTTTGGTTGTTACTGCAGAAGCCAAAGGCTTGGACAAAGTTCTGCGTCAAACTCTGGGATTGAGCCAGTCGGCGGCTGAAGGAATGAGACAGCAAGCGGCTGAATACAAAAAAGCACAAGCGGAAATCAAGGGGCTTGAAGATGAATTAAAAGTTCTGGTCAAACAGCAAGCTGAATTGGGCCGAGCCATGGCCGAGTCCACGGACAAGGGGTCCAAGGGCTATCAGCAAATGGAGGCTGACCTTCGAAAAACCAGGGAACGCACCAAAGAATTGTCCGAAGCAATTAACATGCAAGAACGTGCTTACGCGAGTGAGGCACGTTCTGCAAAACAATTGCAGCGAGCGTTAGAACAACTTAACAAAGAGCAGGAAAAAGGACGCGGTGGATTTCTGCAAGGTATCGCTCAAGGTCTGGGTGTAGGTGAATACTTGCAGCGAGGCCCAGGATTAGGTCGGCAAGTTGCCGGTCGAATACTAGGCGGCGGTGTTCGGGCAATGGGAGGCATGGCTTTCGGGGGCATTGGAGGAATGGCCCAAGCACTCCAGGCGCTTCCAGGCGGTGGCTTACTTGCGGGCGGGTTACAAACTGCAGCAGGTTATGCAGGTCAGGCGTTACAATTCCAGAGACAGCGTCTCGAAATGGCACCAATGTTTGCACCTGATGCTCGCCAAATGGCAATTGCCAGAGGTGCAAGACAGCAGGCGCAAATGATGCAACAGCAGTTGGCAATTCAACCATGGGAAAGGCGCAGAACTGAAGCATTTCAACAGGCTGGTTACCAACAGGTTTTGCAGCAGGTTGGAGCTGAGCAAGGGATCAGCCAAACAAATCTGGCAAATATAGCTCCAATTCTGGAAACCCAAATGCTGGGTCCAGGTTTATCGCGCACACAGATGACAGGATTAAGAGGCGAAGAACGTCTGTTTCCGGCTGAACGTGAACGATTGATGGCTGGTGTCCGTGCAAGAATGCAAGAGATTGGAGCTGGGGCAGGGCCAGCACGAGAGCAATTTGAAACAGCGGGTTTGGAGGGATTGCGGGCTGTCAGAAGCGTGTCAGATCAAAAGCAACGAGAAATCCAGGAAGCACAAAAGCAGGCGTTACAGCGAGAAAGACAGGCCACAGATGCTGCTATGGGTGGACCGGCGGCAATCGGTCGCCGGTTGCGCGGACTTGGCCCACAGGAAGCTTTGCAAGAAGCTGGCCAAATCATGCAGGTCGCGGGCGGGCGCATGGGCGATCCTGGCACGAGTCGATTCATGGAAGCGGCCATGGCAGCGCGGACAGTTTACGGGGTAGGCCCACAAGAGGCTGGAGCCTTCCAGATGGGAGCGCGGCGCGGGGGTCTAGTCGGTGCAAGGGGTCAAGGTGGCGAAGCATTGAGGCAAGCCCTACAGGACGCAGTGCAGCTTGGTCTGAACGGTGCAGAGATCACAAATTACATCCAGACCATGTCCCAAGGGATTATGCAATTCCAACAGACAGGCATTCCACTGAATCCGCGATCCTTGAAAGACATGTCCAGGGCGCTAAGTGGGCGCGGCTTGGCACCTACGAGAGCGGCAACCGTAGCTCGAACCATGCAACAAGCGGTGCAGGGGGTCAGTCGGCGTGGTCCACGAGGTGGTTTTGACTTGATGCTTATGGAAGAGTTTGGAGGATTTACGGGCGAAGGTGGCGCGGCAGAGTTGGAACAAACGTACATCCAAATGGAACAAATGCGGGAACGATTAAAAACTGGCGGTACCCGTGCAGTGGCCACAGATGAAAAAATGATGAACGTGATCCGGCGTTTGATCGAAATGCGTGGTGGAGGCGCTGGGGGTCGAATGTTTGCGCGGGACATTCTGCGAGAACAAGCAGGCATGGAATTTGGTGCTTTGGAAATGTCTGCTTTTGGCAAGTTGGCAATGGGAACACCCCGAGCTGAATTGACCAGACAGGAAAGGCGAGCCATAAGCAGACCAGGAGAAAGACGTGCGGAGTTGCCTGGCACCATGGAGCAATTCACAGCCAAAGCAGCAAAGTATGTTGAAGATTTTGGCCCTAATCTGAAACAACAAGCAGACGTTGCAGCGAAGCAATTGGAAGTTGGGGGCAAGTTAGCCGATGCTGTAATGAAAATGGAAGGCGCGGCGGCAGCAAATGCAAATGCTTTTTCCAACCTACTCGCACCAGCCGTGACGGGTGTTGCAAAGCGAATGAAAGATTTCGCTGGATTTCTTGAGAACCTTACAAAAGAAGAGGGTTCCTTGTCGAAATTTTCAACTCTAATTGCAGGAATGGTGGATTAAATGGTTCGTCTCGGAAATCCAGGATTTCAGGGTAGCGAAACGTCTGGTGTGGAAGTTGATATTTACCAACATGGTGATGATCCGGTTGTGCTTTACTCGGACGGGGGTTTGTACAATCTCCATGGACGCAAACGAGAAGATACTTCCCACTGTGTGATTGGTGTGCAAACAAACAAAGCTTTGGGTCAACCTTCAGGGCAATTCAGTGTGACGATTAAGCCTTCCAGAGTTGCCGAAGCAATTTTTCAATGGTTGGTTGACGATGACTGGATTGATTTGGTTTTTTACAGGCACGATCAACCGTGGCATGTGATGCGAGGTTTGGTTGACGAAGTTCGGCGGGTTAAAGCCATTGGTGGGACAGGCGCAACCACAGAAATGTATACAATCACAGGGCGTGATTTTGCTAAAATATGGGAAATCACCCCGGTTTGGTTTTCTCCTTATGCTGATAATGATTTGGTAACGCGATCCGTAGCGAGTAAAGTTTTCAAGGGTTTGTCTCAATTGGTAGGTGCACCTGATGTTACTGTGAACGCTTTTTTGAAGCTATTTCTGGAAGAGTTTAACAACAGTCCGGGAGTAAATTGGAATCCACCAGTGGGAATGCCTGCAATCACAGGTAACTCATTCACCCAAAGTTTTCAAATCAATAGTGACTCTTTTTTCAATCAACCGGAAAGAAAAACTTTCAATCTAAATGCCATGAATCCAAGTGGTACGTTGTGGCAGCTTGCACAGCAGTATTCAGATCCAGGGTTTACGGAGTTGTATGCAGATTTACTTCCAGATAACGATCCATTGTCAGCCAGGTTGGAATCGGGTGAACCTTTGGATTTAGGCGAAGCGTTGATGACTGTGGTGATACGAGACAAGCCCTTTCCGACAACACCTGGAACTGTTTTGTCTTCTCCATGGACAATTTTGCCAATGGCAGATGTGCCTCGACAACAAATTATCAGTTCCGATATTGGAAAATCTGGAATGGAAAGATTCAATGCTTTCTTTTTATCTCCACTTTTGACAATGGAACAAAGTGCTGCAGACGCATTGAGCATATTGCCACCTTTGGTAGATAAAAACGATATTACCAGGCACGGTATGCGACGCATGGACATGCAAGTGCAAACAACACAAGTTGGTGGCGATAACCGAACGTTAGCACAGCAACAGCGGGCAATTTTGCGCGATTGGTATGCGCTTAATCCTTACCTACTTTCTGGAACGATAACTCTGGGGGTAGGCAGGCCCGATATACGCATAGGCACGCGGGTGCGCATACCAGGCACGCTCGAAGATGGTAGCGACGTGGAAACCTATTATGTGGAACAAGTCGGTCATAATTGGGCGTATGGGCAAGGAATCAGAACCACGTTAGGTGTCACACGAGGCTGGATAGGTGATGATAACTCTTATCAGGAAAAGCTGGATGCGCAAGCCAGCAAGTACATTATACCGAAAAAGAGGAAACAGCAATGAGTCCACGCGGGATAAGATTGCAGAGTGGAATTCCAAAGTCAGCAATAACCCCACGTAGGCCCAATGGTCTTTTGTTGCGAGGGGTCGTCACTGATACTTTTGTGACCGATTCAGCAGGGCATCCACAGACAGGAGCACCACAGGAAGCGGCACCTGTTGCAGTTTACTGTAACGTTCTGGTAGTGCCCAGCATGAGCGGACAGAGATTTTTTGGGTTGCAAAATGTTTTGGTCAGTCAAGATGTTGCGGGTTTGCATCGCGGCAGAATCTGGAAACCAAGACCAGCCAGAATTGATTTTGTAGACGGTGACATCAATTTAGAAGAGGGATCAAGCCCCGGTTACGTGGACGGGGATCATGTTCTGATCGGATTTATGGACAACAACTTTGACTTGCCCGTTATCTTACGGTCACTTCCACACCCAACCGGTGATTTAGGTCGAGACAAATACGACCTAGGCACGCGCATGAAACTGGTCGAGGCAGACGGCGACCCTGATTTTTTGCGACACCATGGCGTTTTTTACGGGGTGGATAATTCAGGCAATTTCATCCTGGATTCAACTTTTGCCAACAAAGGCACACTGGACAACGAAGGAAAAGAAAGTGCTCCCGCGACCGATGGAACGAGTGGAAACCAGACATTCAATTTGCCGCAAGACTCAAATCTGGAAATCAACTTGATGGATATGACGGACCCAGAGAATCCAGATCCGAAAGTCACAATCCAGATTTCAAAAACCACTGGACTGATAGACATCAAAGACGCAACCGGAAACTGGTACATCAAAGTCGAGGACGGCGAAACCCTGAAAGTCGAAAAGAAAGACGACCAAGCAATGTTGACCTTGGGCGATGGAGCGGTGGCTGTGGCAATTGCAAATCATTTGCAGACACTTTGGGGAAACCTACGAACAGAATACTTGAAACATAAACATCCATCGGGCTCGGGACCAACGGGCATACCAGACACACCCTTGCCTGCTTACGACACAGCAATCAACAGCAATCGAATGACGATACCGGACAATCCTTGAGATATTGACCAAACGGAACAAATAAAGGACTTTCCAGATATGGCAATGAGCGAGACAACACTAGCCACTGAACTAAAAGCCATGGGTCTTTACGACACGGAAGAGGCTGCAGCGGCAGCTTGGGCAGATGCGTTTAGCACATACTTCGAAGACGCGGAGGCGGGGATAGCACCAGGGCCAACAGCAGGCACAATCAGTGCATTGGCATTACCAGCGGCAAAAACTGCTATGGAAGACATTTTGGCAGGGCCAACAACAGAAGCATTGGACGGAATGTCAGAACCAAATCAGGCAGCGAGTAAGATTCAATCGGCAATTTCTGCTTATTGGGCTGCTTTGGTTCCTGGGACAGCCTGGGTTGTTACACCTCCAGCCGGACCTTGCACTTTGATCACAGCGCCAACCCTTTTGTCTGGTTTGGCAGCAACATTGTCTGGAATTTTTGTCACGAATACAGGACCGCCCGCGAAAACAAAAGACCAAGCAATGGATGCGATTGCAAACGCAATTCATTCTGCAAACAGTGGGGGTGTTGCTACCTTTCCACCAACAGCGGGTGGAGGTTTGGGTCCATTGCCTATTATTTAGGAGATAGCGATGCCTGTAAGTACATTGGCTTACGTGCGTGAGAAATCGCGGCAAAGACTAAGTTTTGATGAAAATTTTTACAAGCGCATGCTTTACTTTTTTGAATTGCGCATTCCTGCAGAGGTCGGTGTTTTTGGGGACACTGACTTTTTGTTCCCGTTGGTTATTCCACCGGAAAGTTACAGCCTGGAGGAGCCTTTTACTTTAGAGGCAACCCAAACACAAGGCGGGGGTTTGTATGTAGAGGAAAACGGTATTGTACAAAGGATGATTCGTATTTCTGGAACTACGGGCTTCAAACCTCGAAGTTTGAATTTACCATCGAGCTTTGGTCCAATATCAAGTTCTTTGCCAGCGGAAAAGAAATCTTACACTAGAGAGCTACCAATTGCAATCTGGGGAGCAATTTCTGGCCAAAGACATTTTCAGTATTTGCAGGACAGTGTTTTTAGAACCTACGCAGATTTGAAACGTGATCCGGCATACGCAAAAGACACTGCTTTGATTTTCCACAATCCGAAAGACGAAGAACATTGGCTTGTCGCACCACAACGATTTTCGTTGGAACGCGATAACAACACGCGAGTGCTTTACCGTTACAACATCGAGTTGTTAGTGCTGGATAAAGCCGATGCACGGGACGCTGACTTTTCAGAAGACAAAAGTATTTTTGAAAAATGGCGTGACGGTTTACGCTGGATAAAGCAGGGCGTTGATAGGGTGACAGGAGCAATCAACGATATCACAGCGTTGTTTGGCGAAGTAAAAAATTTCGTCAATGATTTGGACAAAATAATAGACGCCACAACTGAAATTATTAATGCCTGCACCGATTTTATTGACGGGGTGACAGATTTAATTGAATTGCCTTATGCATTTCTGGAATCAACAATTGCCCAAGTCGATGCGGCACAAGAGTCAATCAATGCCTTTATCACACTGGGTGAATCAGTTATTACTTTTCCCGCAAAGGTAGAAAATAAATTCCGACAATTGGGTGATGGTTTAGAGCAAATTGGGCAGAGTGTTGCAAGCTTCGAAACCCCAACAGACACGGCAATGCGGAAATTGCGCCAAAAGCAAGAGACAAGGCGCAATATTTCAATCGAACGAAAAGAAGAGGCGCTTGCTTCTAGTGCCCCAACGTCATTCTCAGAAGTGCGAACACTAGGCACACGACTTACACCAGGCGATATTGAAGCGGCTGAAGGTGAGATCACAATTGGCAGTGCAATCAAAAAATTCAAGAGCACAAGAGAAATAGAAATTAGCGAGGAGGACACGCTGGTCAGTTTGGCAGCGAAACATTTGGGTGATGCTCGGCTGTGGCAACACATTGCTTCAATAAATGGTTTGAAAGCGCCATTTATCGATAAACAAGCGAGTGCTCCCTTGGTGGCAGCGGTAAGTGATGGCAGTCAAATCTCTGGAAGTGCAACAGGAGCGGATCAAGGTCCTTTCGGGAATACGTTAGGGGTAGGTAGCAAAATTCTGATTCCTACAAATCAAAAGTCAGCATTGGAATTGCCAATCCTTCCAGTTCAGGGCGTGAAAGCAAAAGAGTCTGCAGAAGTTCAATTTTTGGGAACGGATTTTGAATTGGAGGCAGTTGACGACGTTTACGGAACGTCCAGGGCGCAATATGACATCAAGATTGATTCCGATTTGGGATCTGTTGACGCAAAAACAGTTGGGGGCATGGACAACTTATCGCAGATGATAATTTTGCGTTTGCTTACGGAGTA